CTGGCCTGCGCTCTGTGCCGCCGCCTGGGCTTCTGGTGTTCCTGTATTGATTCCATCTGTCACGCTCTGCATCAGGTTCGCTCCTGCGGATCCTGCTCCAGTAGTGTCAAGATTGAAGTTGTCCAGGATACTCTGTCCGGCGTTCTGAGCTTCTGCCTGTGCTGCTGGTGTCCCTGCGGTGATTCCGTCTGCCAGGGCCTGCATGGACTCTGTTCCCTTCTGTTGTAAGCTGTCAGGGTTGAAGTCAAGTGTGGAAAGTGCCTGGTTTGCGTTGTCTACTGCTGTCTCTACCTTCGGGATATCGTTCTCGATGGCCGTTGCTGTCCCTGCTACTGGTGTCGTATCCGGAACATCATCCTCTCCGAACAGCCAGCCTGTAAAGTCGTCCCACAGTCCCTTGGCTGTGTCTACCAGGCTGGAAAAGCCGCTCACAAATCCGTCCTTGATGCTGTTTACCAGGTTAGATCCTACATCCAGCCAGTCAATCGACGTCACGGCATCTACAACTCCGGAGAATAATTCCGGGATCATGCCGATCAGGGTCGGGATGGCCGAGATCAGTCCGGACAGGATCATTAAAATGATCTGAATACCGGATGTGATCAGAGACGGCAGCCCGGAGGCTATCGCCTGAAGGACCAGAGGGATCAGCTGAAGAGCCTGCGCCAGGAGCTGGGGGAGTCCGGTTGCAATTCCCTGAGCCAGCATCCCCAGGATCTGAAGACCGGCTGAAATCACAGACGGCAGGTTCTGAATGATGCCCGTCAGGATCATCTGGATCAGCGAAATCCCAGCCGATAAAAGTGCCGAGAGCCCGGTCACGATCCCCTGTACTAGCATACTCAGGATCTGAAGACCAGCTGACAGGATAGTTGGCAGATACTGTATAATTCCAGTCAAGAGCGACTGAATCAGCTGTATCCCGGCGGATAAGATCACCGGCAGCAACGTTGTGATTCCTGTATACAGGGACTGGATGATAGTCTCCCCAGCCTGCAAGATTGACGGAACCGCCTGCAAAATTCCGGACAGTAATGTCAGAAGCAGGGAAAGTCCGACACTTAGCAAAGTCGGTGCTATCGTCTGGATTCCCGTGATCAGGGACTCCAGCATGGACACGCCGCCCGATATGAGGGACGGAAGCCCGGAGGCTATACCAGACACAATCTGAAGCACCAGGTTGATACCAAACTGTAGGAACTCCGGAAGCTTCTGTGCTATGGCTGTGGCTGCGGTTCCTACGAACCCGCCTACCTTGCCGAAGATATTGCTGAAGGTCGCGCCCAGCTGTTCCACGTCTCCACCGCACGCCTTAAATATGGCTATCAACGCCACGATCAGCCCTATCACCCACGTTATAGGTGACGATAGGAGTGCGCTATTGAACAGTCCGCTGGCCTTGCTCGCCAAGGTCGCGACTGTCTTCAACGACGTCATAGCCTTACCTAGTGTTCCGATGGTAGTAGTCACCACTCCGGCCACGATCAGGAATACACCCAGGATCGCAACGATCCTCATAATGGTCGCGACGGTCTCCTGGTTATTGGATACCCAGTCTGATCCCTTCTGAACCAGTCCGATCATAGCCTCCAGTCCGGTATTGACCGCCGGAAGGAGTCCCTGTCCCAGTTCTTCCGTCACGTTGTGCATCTGTTGTTTTAATACTTGAAACTTCTGTGCGGGCGTGTCGCTGATCGCTTCCGCCATCTTTTTCGTGGTCTCCACACCTCCGTCCATAGAGGTCTGAAGGTCGTCGATACCTGTCTTCAGCTGGTCTGTGTTGTTATACAGCAGGTCGATGAGGGCGATCGCTTCGTCTGTTCCGAAGGCATCTTTTAATTGTTTCTTTTCAACCGCATCAATGGTGTCGCCATACTTCCCATGTAGCTGCTCCAGGATGTCCGGCATGGACAGGAGTTGGTTGTTCGCGTCCAGGAAGTTGAGTCCCAGCTTTTCGCCAGCTGACGCCGCAGTGTTCAAAAATGACTTGTATTTTGTACCGGCTTCCGTTCCGCTCATGGTTGCCTGTAGCTGTCCCAGGATGGCAAGCTGTTCTTCCATCGGGACGTTTGCATTCGTTGCGGAAGCTCCCAGCATCTTGATGGCTCCTGCCATCTCAGTACCACTGGTCTTGTAATTCTTAACGGCCGTGGCAATTCCGGCGGAGAACATCTCTCCAAACTCCATGTCGCTGAGGTCAGAATAATAGTTCTTGTAAATACCGTAACCGGTAGCGAACAGGGAAGTCATGTCCGCAGTGGTCGCCTTGGTCGCTTTCGCTGTTAATCCGGCAAGCTCTGTGTACTGGGCCACGCCTTCATCTGTCAGAGACGCAATACCGGACTTGATATCATAAGACGCGGATATGAAATCCGACTTCGTGGTTCCCGCCCATGTATCTGAGAAGTTCTTTGCAGCCTTTTCCAGGGCTCCAAGATCCTCAACTCCAAGGCTGGCAACCTCAGCCAGTGCATCCTGGGTGTCAAACGTCGCTGTCACGGTACCCATGCAGGCTCCGACGATGGCGGTACCCGTTCCGGTCATTGCCACGCCAGCCTTCTGCATAGTCCCGAAGGCGTCATTCATTTTCTGTACCGCAGACGGTACCCCGTCAGCAGCTCCCTGGACTTTGCTGGTCATGTTATCAACCATATCCAGTACAAGAGATACACGGAATACAGAATCCATACCCATGTTCACTCACCTCTTGCAATTCTTTCGTTATTCGTTTATAATTGCTTTAGGCAGAGGGCTGTGTGAATTTTCATGCAGCTCCTTTTTTATTCTTCAGAGAAGGCTTTCGCCACCCCCGTCTGTATATCTCCCTGTACCATCTCCCGGCAGATCTTAGCTTTTGCAAACAGCCGGTAAAGTTCCGTGATCGGAACCTGTTCCCAGTCCGTGGGAACCATCTGAGAAGGCAGATACCGGCAGATCGTCAGGACAGCCATGTCAAAAAAGCTGTCCCGGATCTCCTGCTCTGCCTCTTCTATCTGTTCATCGGCAGATCTTACAGTCTCCGTACTCTGGTTGTCTTCGATAAACCCAACATGTAGAGAAGTTTCTCACCCAGGCTGATTCCAAGTGCCGGGAATTTACTCAGTTTATCGTCCAAGTCTACACGCTGCTCCGGATGGATGTTATCCAGGCAGAAGGCTTTCATAGCCTTGCTAGAGGAGCTGCTGGCAGTCTTGGCGTAACGGTCATAGCTCGCGCTGGAAGGTTCCTTGAACAGGAAGTTCAGCTCCTCTTCCATCTCATCATCCTGGGACAGGTTGGTAGTTACAACGTAACCATGTTTCCCTTCGCAGAATTTTTCAAAAGCCTTTTTATCTTCAGATAACGGTTTCTGAGGTTCCGCTACCGCCGGAGCCATCGGAACAGCTGCCGGTCTTTCCTGTTCTTCGTGCGCACTCAGAGCTTCCGCATTTCTTGCATCTGTATCGTAATACATGTTTTATTCCTCCTGTTTTGACAATTAACTTGATCAGCCGGTGATTCCGTTGATCGCAATTTCTCCGACTGCTACACCTTCCAGTTCCACAGTCAGGCTGTTATCACCTTCCGCAACCTTCAGGCTACGTTTTGAGAAGGTTACTTTTGTAAGGGTATCGGTGCAGGTTGTACATCCGGTGTCCGCATAGGATACGGTGATCTTCGGAACCACCACGTCGTAGAACTTGTTCTTCTTGTAGGATGCTTTCACGGCATCCATAAAGATGTTGAAGTCCTCTCTGAGCATGGAGATCTTCACGGCGTTCTTTGCCTGGCCTGTGCCGTATCCGCGGATCCGGCCGCCCTTTCCATAGATCAGGGTCTTCTCCTTCTCATCATCATAGCTGATCTCCTTCGGTTCGATCCCCCCGCAGCCACTCATTCCGATAGTCACGGAGGACCAGTCGTAAACCTTACCGTTTACAATCTGTTTTCTAGCCACGTCTTTCTCCTTTCCGTCTACGCGATCGCGTTGACTACATACATGTCAAGCTTCAGTTCTCTGGTGTATCCACGCGGTACGCACTGGATACGGACCGGAAGCTTTTTATCTTTGCCGCTGTTTACCATGTCCGCAAGGATAGTCACGCGTCCGTCACTGATAATGTGATCCGTGTCTTTCGCGTCGTCGATCGGGACGTTCAGGTCTTCCTGGACCTGTGCATAGTAAGTTTCCGCATCCGTCTGGTCAAAGTCCTCGTTCTGATGCAAGAGAGCTCTCTTGTACACCTCGCGGGCCAGACGGTACATCACACGGACATCCTCGATGTTCGCGTAGTCGCTGGAAGCCGGTGCTGTCATGTTGGTAGCTGCCACATAGTAGCCTTCCAGTCCTTCGTATTTACGCAGGAAGATATATCTCGCAGCATCCAGCTGTTCGATGTAGTCCTCAATTCCTTCCGGTAAGAGTTTCACGATCTTGCCCTCAGCGTAGCTGATTCCATTTGTACCAGTGTAAGCCACAGAGGTGCTTTCCTTGATGGCTGCCAGGCTTCCGGTGAGTATACCTGCAAAATTGATGTCCTGCTCACGTCCGTCCATGCGGATGTATCTGATCCACTGGGACACAATCCCCACATGACGCCCCTTCACGCTTTTTGCATCCGGAGCGATTGCTTCGGCGTAGGCAGCTGCGTTCTCCGCTTCAGAAGGTCCTCTCTGCTCACAGATAAAAAAGATCGGTTTGCCCGCCTGTGTCTCCATTGCAGCTCCAAGGCTTTCCAAGGATCCCCACAGTGCCGCGGTACTGGTGCCTACCACATGGATCAGCTCCACTGTCACCATGTAGCTGCGGAACTTCTTCACAGCATCCAGGATGTCCCCATTATTCGCCGCCGGGGCTGTCGCCTCGAAGGTATAGGTATCACCGGCAACGAACTGGTTTCCTTCAGAAGCTGTGAAGGTCAGTGTCACGCCTGTGTTCGGTACGGTAATGGTGCCGGACAGTGGGATGGTCTGCTCATCTCCCCAGCTCTGACCGCCGTTTTCACTGATCACGCAGGTGGCTGCGTTAGTCAGCCCGGAAGTCTCGATCTGTACGATCAGGGTGAAGTCATTTGTCGGGTTTCCGGATGCCTCAATGGTTCCCTTTCCAGTTCCCTGGTGGTCTACTTTTGAGATCTTGCCGTGTGTGGTCTCTTTCACCGGCAGGGCGTAGATTGTAGATGCCCCATTCTCCACGGAGTCGATGCAAGCGTCTGCAAGCGGGCTATTCCCCAGTTTCTCGCGGATCATCTCTGCATCCATGTTCCCAGTGATCACGATAGGGCTCGCACTCTCCACAGGGCTGACGCCGACCTTGCCGAAGATCCCGGTCCCGGTTCCGCTTCCTGCCCCGCCGTTGCTGTCATGTAAATTCAGTTCAACGTTTGATAACATTATTTCCTCCCATCTGCCGGTCCGCCAGTAAACAGCTCCACGGCTTCATCGTATTCGCTTTCGCTTACGCTTTTTCCGCAGCCCCAGCCTTCCAGGATCATAGTCCCCTTCAGAATCTCATCTGCGGTTTTCTTTTCTTTCGCCCATTCTTCAATGGTCTTCATTTCATTGCTGTCCATCTTCATCCTTTCCCGTGGTCAGTTCCATCTCCGTGCCCTCCGGGCTGGTCCATGCTGCCACGTCTTTGTAGATTCCATATTTGCATACAACTTTTATCTGGACGGCCATCTTAGCCTTCATCACACAATCGTCTTCATCTACCCAGTCAGTCTCCACTGGAGTGACATCCACCCAATTCCCGCCATCATCATAGAAGCCTCTTTCCAGGTTTGAGAGGAATCCTTCCAGGAGCTCCTCCAGCTTTTCCTCATCCGCTGCGGCCAGGACCACATTGTAGGCGGTCTCGCAGGTGTACAGCTTCCGCCGTATGAGGGAAGCACCCTGCTGGTCTTTGAATGTTTTTTTAGATGTCGCTCGTACCGGTGTGTCGCTGATCCGCAGAACTGCGCCGTATTGTGTGCCCGCAGCGTGTTTCAGCTGCTTCAGGCTGGTGTATATGCTCTTCGTCAGGCCTCCAGCTTTCAGTGCAGCCTCCAGGAACGCCTTCTTCGTCATGCTTCTGATAACGCCTCCTCTACAAGACTCTTGATCTCCTGCCTGTCTTCATCCGATATACCCAAGAACGGGCGTGCCGGTATGTTGACAGTAACCTGTTTCTTGCGGATCGTGCGTCCGTGGTACTCAAAAGCAAGATAGGGCTTGTTCTTCGCCCGGATCACGCGTCCGGATGCTCCGAACTGGTGAGTGGCTGCATATACCAGGTTTGTGCCGACTTCGGCACCTTCTTCGGTCGTTCTGGCGTTGATGGAGCCTTTCAGCTGTCCTGTCATTGTCAGGGTCAGTCCGCCTTTTTCCGATGCCCGGATGGACTTGTTCCATGCAGCCCCTTCCGGGCTCTTTTCGCCTTCAAATCTTTCGATCGTCCCGCTCCGCAAAGCCTCCGCGATCGCATTATTGATCCCAGCCTTGTCGATGGTACTCAGCCGGGACAGCTTCTCCGCAAGCTCTGGGAGTTCTCCTTCCATGCTGGCTCTAATTGATGACATGTGTGATTAGTATCCTTTCATGGTCTCCCTGGAAAACAGCCGCTCATTTGCCCGGTACCGGAAGCCGTCGTTTGCCGCGGCTGTTCCGGATCCGTCTGCTGTATCCTGCCCGGTGTCAATGTTTGCCAGGCCCTTGGCCACATTCGTCAGGAACGTGATGGCGTTCTTGTAACGGATGTATATCGTGTTCTCCCTGTCGTCTTCATCTATTCCAGTCCTGCTCGCCAGATTGTAGACAGCGATATCCTTCGCCAGTTTGCTGACGATCGGCGGCACCGGCTCCAGAAACGGAACCTTGTACCGCTTGGATACCCAGCCGTCGATCTCGGCACAGGCGTCAGAGATGGCTTCCTCGGTGCAGGCAGTGATCTTCTCTGTTCTTTCCTGTTCATCCTCGATCAGATCCGATCCCAGGATTGCATCAATCATATCGTCTCGGATCTTTCCAAGAACTTCGGCCGTGGTGCAGTACATCAGCCTAAACCGGATGTTTTTCCGGTGCTGCCATATGCCATCTGCCAGAAGCCAAAGCCTGCATTGTCGCGGCAGTCACAGCCGTACAGGTATTCCTTCTGTAAAAACACATTCAGATCAGTGTCCTTTGTGAGCATGTCGAACTTGATCTTCTTGCGGATCTGGAGGATGATCGGCTTCAGGAACTTCTTAGTGCACAGGAGGAACCATGCGTCCTCATTGTCTCCAGACAGCTCAGTGGCAACCTTGATCTTTGCCAGGTTCTGGGTGATGTTGGTAGTGCCGTCGATCAGGGAAGCTTCCAGGATCTTCTTGGCTACCATCTCGTTTTTCGGAGATACGACCAGGAGATCCGGCACCAGCTTCAGCGGTTTGTTCTTGTCGCCGGTAATGCTCATCATGGCCTGTCTGGCAGCCAGGAAGCTCTCAGTGCTCAGTGCTGCTGTAGAAGTGTTTGAGAAAGTCTTTTCACCGGATACATGGTCTGCGGCAAAGAAAGTCTTCTCATCGTAGCATTTTTCGGTGAATCCTTTTGTCAGCATCTCAAAAACCAGGTCATTGTAATGCTCTCCGGCTTCCTGTCCCATCATGCTGAACATCGGGGTATAGATGCCATACTGGTCATCCTCGATAGCATCTCTATTGATGCCGATAGTTCGCTCGAAGCTCTTATTCTTGATGGTGTATCCGTACTCACTGATGTGCTGGACTTCTCTGTCTCCGATCCACTCCTTCATTCCGGGGATCTGTCCGAGCCATGCGTAGTCGTTTGCGGCAGTGCTGGAAGAGGTCACGGTTGCAATATCCTTGTAGTCCGGGCTCACCTCTGACAGTGCCTTGTTAAATGCTGCGGAATAGCCTGTAGTCAGGCCGTGCAGGTTAGACTGGTTAATAATCATTTTCTATGTCCTCCTTATTTCATCTCGACGGTAACGCCGTCCGGATCCACCGCGATAATGGTACCGGCTGCACTCGCCCCGGTGGAAGTGATTGTCACAGTATCAGCTCCTGCGATATAGCAAGTCTTCAGAAGGTCTGTGCTCTTGATGCTTCCGTCGTTGTTCCACACAAAGGTCCCGCGCTGTACTCTGACATTCACCGCTCCGGCAGCTCCGCCGGTATTGTCAGCACCTACTACGACCATTCCAGCTTTCACAAGTCCTTCCGCTTTCTTTCCGGTTACTGCATAGCCAGACGCGTTGATAGCCGCGATCATGCATTCCTTCATGTTTTCCCCGGCGGCTACCGGGATATTCAATGTGGTACTTCCCAGCACCTGGTTCCCTGTTCTTTTCACAGTGTTACCTCCTTATTCCCATACTTTTTCGCGTCTTCCGCGCTGATTCCCAGATTCTTCAGAATCGCCATTGTGTCGGCATCCAGCTTCTCACCTTCTGGGGCGTCCTTCAGTCCAATCTCGCCCATCGGCACCGCCGGTCCTGCCAGCTCCAGGAACTTTTTGAAGCCTTCTGCGTCTTTCAGGGCGTAAGATCTCGCCCATTCCTTCTGTGCTGCTGTGATCTTGCCATCCTTCAGGGCGGTCTGTACCAGGGTGTTAGTCTCACGCTCCTTTGCAGCCTCTTCCAGTTGCCGGACGCGGAGGGCAAGCTGCTGGTCCCCGTTCTTCAGTCCTACGATCTTGGCACTCACCTCCGCTGTGGAAGCTGTGTCTGGAAGGTCCAAAAGTCCCAGGATGGTGCTGTTTGCTACAACCTCGGCAGGTGGAGCCGCCGGAGGTGTTTCCGGTGCCCCGGCTGCTTCCGCTGCTTTTTTCACAGCTTTCAGGATGTCTTCCTCGGTGGCGTCTTCCGCCAGCCCTAAAACCTCGATCAGTTTCTTCAGATCCATTGTGTTTTCTCCTTTCGTCAGCCCGTTGTCCTTGCACATGGCAGGCATTCCGTCGATAGCCGGGCTGTTGGTCAATGCTACCGACGATACAGCAGATACTCGTCTGTCTTTCCGCACCATGATGGTCGGGGACAGGTAGCGGTATTCCCTGTTTTTCAGGTATTCCTTCGCTTTTGGTGTCCACTGTACCTTTCCGATGATGGCGTCCGTGCCTTTTCTCAGCTCGGTGATCCATCCGCTGGCCGGTGCCTGGACGTTCAGCAAGGTCTGGTGTTCATAGTCCACTACCAGGTCGATCTTGCGGTCCTTGAAGGACTTCAGGATCATGTCTACGCTGGCGTCATCCACCAGGAAGGTCCCTTTTGTGGACTTCACCTCTCCAAGAGGGAGGATCTTGATCTCTTCCGGGGCTCCGGAGAGGTCGATCGTGCCCGCCTGAAGGGCTATCAAAGTTTCCATTGTCTCTCTCACCTCTTCTGTACCGTCTGTAATAGCGTTATAACGCGTCATAACGCTATTTTCTCGGCAAACTGGAGCAATTCCACACCTATTACAGAAAATGGCTTAAAAATCGCTCAGATTGATTCCTGCTTTCTTTCCCGGAAAATCTTCCGGAGGGGCTTGTCTATGTTTGACAGGTCTGGCTTATAGGTCGTCTTTGCCGGGTTATTGGAAAAGCCCTTATCTGGGTTGATCATAAGGATCTCGCCGGTGTCATAGTCCACAGTCCTGGGAGGGTTCTGCCTTACCTCCAGCCCCATCTGCTCCACCTGTCTCTTGGACAAGCTCCTTACCATGCACCGGCACCGGAACCCGTTAGGTGGGTACCAGATGTCCCACACGGGATCATCCGCCCTGTACACGGCGTCGTGCATGATGGCGTGGCTCTCACGGACTTTTCCGTCCGCTGCTGTCTTGTACTGCCAGTAGGGGCGGAGCCGCAGGGTCTCCGGAGACGTCATGCTCTGGTAGTGGCCAGCATTGTACGCAGTCTGGATATTCGTCCTGAAGATTGTGTCACTCTTCCAGGGGTTCATGGCTTCGTATCCGCGATCCGCTAGGAAGGTGTTCATCTCCTTCAGGAAGTCGTCCTTTGTCTTCCCCTGCTCCACTGCATCCGCAAGCGCGTCAGAGAACTCCTGGAGGACTTCCAGTGCCGTGTATCCGGATACAGTGAAGGCTTTTGCCCTTGCCTCATCATCCAGCTTCATGTACACGTCTTTAGGGAGTGCCTTTCTTCCCCTCAGGAATTTGACAGCTTTTTTGAAAATAAAGTCTTTAAAACTTCCATACAGGGCTTCGCTCATTCCTGTGTCCTCCCGATCACGCTGGACAGGTAGATGGTCTGATGGAGGAGGTCTTCCAGCTCTGGGGACTCCATATCCTCGTACAGGGCTTTCAGCTTCTCCTCATCCTTCAGGAACTCCTGCAAGTCTCCCAGATCCCCGTCAAAGTGTTCCACAAGGGTCTTCAAAGGCTTTACCATCTGTTCCATCAGTCTGGCTGCCAGCTGGTTGGACAGATCCGTCATATCATCCAGCTGGATCTGCTCCGGCGTCAATGCTTCAGAATCATCCTTCAGCTGCTCCGGATCCACGCCATCATCCTGGCTGCCATCCAGCAGATGGGTCCTTGCCACCATGTTCGGCTGGAGGGTTTCTTCCCCCTCTTCTGGCTCTGGGATTGAGAATCTTTTGTACACATGCGACGCCGGGACCTTCAGCCCCATGTCGCACACCAGTGTGCGGTACATGTCCACCGCTTCCTTCTGGTCTTCCTCCTCATCGGAGTTAAACCGGATAAACGGAACATTTGCATCTGCCCCAAAGTTGTACTCCACAAGTGGGCGGATGATGTCCCGGCGGATGGTGACTGCCAAAGCCTTGGCATCTGCCGCGGTCAGGTCATGCCGGACTTCGTTGTGGGTCTTGGACTGTGCATAGCTTCCACCGCCGCTGTCTGAGGTCAGTGTCTGTCCCAGGATCGCCTTGCTGATCTGTTCGTCGCAGTACCTGGCAAGCTGTTCGTAGATGTCTGCACTGGTGGTCTTGTTGGCTTCCTTGAACTCGATCATGGTAGTCTCCGGTATGATACCGGCTGCATCAGATCCGATCCTTACGATCGCATCCAGAAGCTCCTGTTTGTCCGCTTCACTTGCTCCCGGATCGTACTTGCCGATCCGCAGGGGCATTCCGTAGACTTCACAGAAGGAAACCCAGTCCTTTACCGTGTAGTTCTTAAACAGGTACATCCAGGACACGATACGCATGATCCCCGCCCTGGACGGGTGGCCACTCTTGGCCTTGTATCTGTGAACCACGAATTTGTTCTTCGGCAAGTGTATGCCGTTCGGGAACTGTTCGGTGCAGACCAGCATGTCGTCTGTCTCCCAGTCCCACACCAGCTTTTTCTGATGTACATACCGGATATCCTCGATCACATTGAAGCCGTCTGAGTCCACGCCCCAGATGATCTCCATGATGCTCACGCCCTTCCCGATCGCGTCCAGCAGGTCGGTCAGGATGTCGTCCAGGTTCTCGATGCCAAGAAGCTGATCCTTGATCCACTCCGCTATGGCCTTGTCCTGTTCATCGTCCGGTGAAAAGGGCTGTACCTCCCAGTCCAGTCCCGTCACAGCCAGCTTCCTGGTCTGCATCTGGGAGAACAGGTGGGCGTCCTTCTCCTCCATCTCCTCGAACAGCTCCATCTGGCTGCGGACGTTTCCTTCGTCTGCATCCCTGAGGATGGAAGCCAGCTTCACCGGATTCAGTCCCCGGCTCGGATAATCAGAATAACGGTCATTGATCTCCCCGGCGGCAATGGTCATGTCAACCGGTCTCAATATCCCGGTGTCTTTTTCCGGGTCAAAGGCTTCTTTCCTGCCTTTCTTTCCCTTCTTCTTTTTTGACATAATCAGTACGCTCCTTCTTCAAACTGTACCCTTCTTTTTTCTGCGGTCCGGTACTCTCCCGCCCCACTGCTTCCCCTTGCCTTGACTGCGGTATCAACCGCCATTTTTAACGCGTCGGGTCCGTCGTCGTTCTTTCCCATCGGGAACTCTTTCATCTGCTGGAGCAGAGCCTTGTGTTTCCGCGAGAATTTGAGATAGTGGTTCTTGACCATCGGCTGAAGGGACTCGATCCGCATAGTCTTGTTGGAGCTGGACTGGATCTCCTCGATCGGGAGGTACACGCCTTCCTGTGCCGACTTCTGCGCCAGGACTTCCTTGAAGTACCACTGAAACTGTACGGTCTCAACGCCGAACTTCCGGAAGCTCCGGCTGTAGTCTTTTTTGTATCTCCGGCTCATGTTGATGGCGTCGTCAATGATCACATCCGGATGGCGTTTCTCGATCGACGCATCCACAACGTACATATAGCCGGTCTTCATATCTGTTGCCAGGCCTATGATGGCACTGGTATCGCTCTTTTTGTTCTTACCCAGGGACGGATCATTTGCCCCGACAAAGTAGAAACGTGGATCACTGAAGTCAATCGGCTCATCGTCGTAGAAATCGAACCATTCTTCATTGAATGTCGCATTGTCCGGGTCGATCGGGTCGTTCTGAAGCTCGGAGTTAAAGGAAGCATCTCCCTCGGATACTTTCATCTTCATGAGTTTGTAGTAGGACAGTTTTTCCTCCCACAGGACTTCTGTGCCTTTCAGCATCTCCGCTTTGTGTTCCTCAAAGAACTCGTCTGCGTGTTCCTCATGCAGCTCGTCAAAAAGGTTGATAAAAAGCTCTTCCCACTGTTCCCACAGCTGTGTGTTATCCGCGTAGGATATGACAGCCCGGTATTTCCGGCTCTTGAACTCCGGATTCTTCAGGGTGTTGGACAAAAGGGAGTCATAATGCAGGATTGTTCCCACATACATGATGTCCGTGTAGGTGTCCCCCGCCTTCATCACAGCCTTGTTAAACCAGTTCAGGAGCTTCTTCCTCTGTTCCGGTGTGTTGACGTTCTCATCGTTCTCGATATCGTCCAGGACAATAAGGTCAGGACGCCAGCTCCGGTTTTTCCTTCCTCGAAGTTTCTTTCCGGATCCTACTGCATCCACCTTGACGCCGTTGGTCGTCTTGATCGTGCCGCTCTTCCAGGTGTCTTCCCCCTTCATGCAGCCGAAGTCCTCAATGATGTCAGCATTGTCTTCCAGTTCATCCTTGATGTCTTCCAGGAATGCCTCCGCCTGGTCAGATGAGTCGGACAGGATGATCAGATAGTGCTTGTATGCGTACAGGATGGCATGAAGGGAGTCCTTGAATGTGAAGTTCGTGGACTTCGCATGTCCACGGGGAGCTGCTATGGCTCTCTTGGATCCGTCTGCCCTGGAGATCTTCTTGGCATCCATTAAAGGGTTCATTCCCTTCAGAACGCCCGACTCCCAGATGGCATCCAGCTCCGCGTGGAACTCCGGGGACTTCCTTACGAAATAGTGAGACAGATACGCCCTGCCGAAGTAGGACAGATCCACGGCAGCCAGCTTCTTCCTGAGCCCTTTCGGACCGGTCAGCTTCTCGCCACGGTCAAACCGTTCCTTTAAATCCTTCCGGTAAGCAGTTTCCTCCCGAAGGACATATTCCAGGAACAGCTCTTCCTGGTTGGTATGCCACTCTCTTTCCTGTTGTTCCTCACCATCGTCCAGCTGTGTCAGCCAGTGGTCAAAATCAATCATCCTGCATCATCCTGTCTTTTGCCTCCTGTAGGATCGTGCGGAGCTGTGCTGCCGCTTCCGGATCCTGTCGGATCAGCTTCATGATCCTGTCTTCCATCTCAGAGAAGGCAAGATCTGCTTTTTTCTGCATATCCTGTTTCACACGGTCCTTGTAGACCTTTGTCCTGGACAGGCTCGCCAGGAGCCGTCCTGCTTTATCCAGTGGAAGGGCGTCGAACTCTTCTTCCGCTGTGGCGATCTTGTCGATCAGGCCGTTCACCATCATCCTGATGCCTGCTTCAGTGTAGTCGGCATCCGGATTCTTCTGTATGACCTTGACCAGCTGTTCCGTCTGTGCCTGGGCTTCCAGGAGCCTCTGGGTCGCGCTGGCTGTGCGGAGGGCGTAACGCCCGATACTGCTCTTCGATACCTCGTACCCCATGTCCTTCAGTTTCAGACTGATTGACAGGTAGGTGTTTGAGGTATCGACCAGCATCACATCCACCTGCTGGCGGATCTCCTCCGGCAGCTCATCCACTTTTCCGGATATCCTGGTCTTCTTTCTCTGTTTCCCCATACTAGATGTCCACCCCCGGATCCTCGATGGTAGCCTCTACAAGGTCAATACCCTCCTTGGTCAGCTGCACCACCGCGTCGTTCCGGTAGGCTGTGTATGAGTTGATCTTCTTGTCTGTAAATCTGACATATCCGGCAGATACCAGATAGTCCAGCAGCTTGGAGATGTCCGGGGTGTAGATCCGCCCGTCGGACATCATTGCATTTGACAAACTGCGGACAGAGGCGGAGTAGTTGAATCCTCTTGCCAGGCTCCGCATAATGAACCCGCGGTTCGATTTATTCTGACTCACCTCTGTCCTCTCCAGGTCGTCCATTGCTCTTCACCTCCATCGTGATGTTGTTCGCTATGAGGAGCCGGTCGATCTTGCGGTCGATGTCACGGAAGTTGCCGTCCATCTTGTCCATTGCCCGGAAGTAGTCCTCCCGGAGCACGAACATGGTGGCAAAGTCCCCTCTGATGTCTGCCAGTTCCCTGTCCACCCTCTTGATCTCGTTCCTGCTTTCCTCTTCTACTGCATTTATACGTCTCTGTGTCTTTTCGTCGATCTCGGCCAGCTTCTTGTTCTGCTGTTCATTAGTTGCCTGGATGTTTGACAGGTAGCTCTTCAGGAACCAGACTATGATAGTCAATGCTCCTGAGATCACCACTGTCATCACATCGGAAAATGTGATTGTGTACCCCATATGAGTACCTTACGATTTCTTGATCATCCGGTTCCACAGTTCTGCGACACGTTCCCACCCGTCCATCGAGACAAGCGACACGATAAATGACGCGATAAACGACGCAAAGACCATGAACCAGTCAATCGGTACGCTGTAATAGACCGCCATTGCCGCCATTGCTGCCGGGCAGAGGATCATGCTCGTCACGATCACTGTGATCTGTGTCGGAACACGCTTCTCCAGTCCCGGGATCTGTTTGAGTACCTGGGTCACTACGGACACCAGGAACGCCATAACCCCCACAAGCACGATCAGCTTGCTTGCCAGGGCGTACAGGGCGTCAATATTTACGCTGTTGATTAACTCCATAATTGCTCCTTTCCGGCTCTTCCATCGACAAAAAATAAGAGCATAGCTGTAAGCTATGCTCTTATCCTATACTCTTATGAAATAACCTTTTAGGGTAAATATTTAAGTGCTTTTTTGCTCATTTTCCATGTCAAAAATGCTCATCTGTCCGATCATTGGCTCGTCCTTCAGGATGTTGCGGATCTGTACGGTGGTGAGGTTGTACTTCTCCGCAAGCTCCTTCAGATTGTAACCATTGTATTCCTTTTTGACCCGCCGGTTCCTGGCCGGTGCCACGATGTTCTCCGGCTTCGGGAAGTACAGCTCGTCACCGCAGGCGTAAATTGACAGTTCCACGAAGGCATCCACCCCGATGATGTCCACGATCGGGCGGTAGCGGTCGGCAATGTCTTCCTCTTTCGTCTCATTGACAAGCTCCCTCATCAGTCGGTCCATCTGTCACACCTTCTTTACATAATCCAGGCAGATCCATCCGATTCCGGACTTCAGACGTCCCCATCCATTCTTTACTTCCACGATGGTATACTTCTTCTTTTCCCCGTCTTTCTCAGCAATGTGCCCGCTGGTGTCGTACTTCTTCGCCGGTCCCTTGCGGATCCACAGCCAGTCACAGGTCGTATTGATCAGGAACGGAACTTTCCATTCGTCTTCCGCCGCGGATGGCTTCGGTGTGGAGCCGGAGCCTGAGGCGTTGTACTTGGTCAGGTTCCATTTTTCGATGATGTTCACCAGTTTGGAGACGTACTTGGTGTCCGTCGCGTATCCGCCATCCTTGATGATCTGGGCTGCTTTTCTGTAGTCCTTCTCGCCTGCCAGCCCTGCGTATCTCTGTTTCTTGCCGTTGGCTGCGTTCAGAAGGTACGCGGAGTGATCGGCAATGGATTCCTCGATACAGCCGTAGCGGCGGAAGTCTGACTTCTTCATGTACTGGTTGCCGTTTGCATCCTGTTCCGGTGACTCCTTGGTGTACTTGCTGGAGCCGTCCCAGGTGGTTCCCGGCCAGGTGTTGCCGGAGAGATTGGTCTTCATGCCGTGAAGGTTATTTCCAGACTGCGCCAGGTCTGTCTGTCCGTAGCCGCTTTCCAGGATACCCTGTGCCAGGGATACGCAGGCCAGGATACCGCTGGTTTTCTCATCTGCGGTGTACAGCGGTCCGACCTTCTCAATCCATTCTTTCTCGCTCAGTCCCTTCAGTGCGGATGCCTGCAAGCCTTTCGCGTTGTTGGTGTAGATGCACTTCATGTCCGGATCAAAGACGCTGTATCCCGGTTTGGTCTTGCACACTGCCAGGGCTCCCGCCTTGGTTCCTGCGAAGAGCTGGCTCTTCTCATCGTCCTTGGTAAGGCGTACACGGTAATACTGTTCCGCCTTCGGCTGTGTAGCTGTGCTCTTCACTCCCAGACCGTCCAGGATGCCCTGCGCGATCGCCTGGGCAAAGTTTTCTTTGTGAGCTGTATAGAACTTCATATCATCCCCATCGTCGATAAAGGCAGTCTCCAGGAGAAAATACTTGGCTCCCTGCCCCTGTGCCCTGTTCAGGTTCAGAAGCCCGGTGCTGGTATCCAGAAGCCACTCCCTGAAGCCCAGGGCCACCACCCTGTCGATGATCGCTCTTGCAATAGAACGCCCTGCATTGTTCGGGTGGATGTAGCCGCCCACGCCTGTGAACTTGCCATCCCCGTTCGGGTCTGCCTTGGCTTTCGCGTTGAAGTGGATCTCAACAGTCATGTCATAATCGGAGTAGGCCGGGACGTTGCCTCTCTTACTCTGAGCATAACAGTTTTTGTTCGTGTCGTACAGTGTTACGCTCATGCGGCTGCCGATCGCGGTCTTCACCAGCTTCGCCAGCTCCCTGGTGTAATTTGCTTCCTGTCCCCAGATGCTGCACGCTCCCGGGTCTCCCTCGCCGTGTCCGGCGATCAAAAATAACTTTTTCTTTGCTGCCATTTTAATCATCCTTTCTTTCCGCCCATCCATACCAGTGTCACAAGCGTGACACATACGATCAGGATGTTTATTGTACTTGGTTCTATCATGTCCTAGTCCTCCGTCTTATAGTCCAGCCCGATGGCCAGGGAACTGTCTACCGTGATACACTTCTTCAGCTCTGTGATGGTGATGTCCAGCATATCGTCCGGCAGGTACTTCTGGATCAGCTCGCCTCTCTTAATCCGGTGGATGTAGTAGAGTTCTTCTTCCCAGGAATCCTCGGCCTTGAACACGGCGTTCAGGGTCTTCCGGTCTTTCTCGAACTCCCCGGTCAGCTTCTTCAGCAGAAGCTTCCGCTGTTTCTCATCCGGGATGATGTGCAGCTGGTCCATCATATCCTCCAGGGACATCTCGAAGGTGTAGTCCCCGGTCGCAACCGACTTCAGCATGGTCTCAAACCCGGTGGTCAGCTTGTACTTGGTTTCCGTGGTCTCTGACACGTTCTTCTTGTATACGCCTTCCGGAAGCCACTTCTGCAAGCGGTCCGGGTTGGTGAGATCCAGCTTCTGCTTGTCTGTGATGGAAGCACTGCCTCCGTCACCGTAGAAACGGATGTACTGCTGGTTGCGGTCGTCCATGATACTCACGCCCCTGGCCTGAAGTTCCGCTTTGTACATATCAATGCTCCTGGCGGTCTGGAGGCGGAGCTTGTCCAGCTGTACCAAGGCATCCACCAGCTGTCCGCTAGTCTGTGTTTTCAGATCAATCTTCATTGCCTTCTCCTTTCTGCTCCTGTGCCTTTTCAAGGCAGGAGACGCAGATCCCCTTTCCTTTCAGCTTCAGGACATCCTCATCCGTTCCGCAGAACGCGCACCGGATCTCCCTGGGACGCAGGACCAACGCCCCATCTTTCTCCTCCAGTTCAATCACATCCTTGGGCTGGAGTCCCATGCTCCGGCGCATCTGCACCGGGATGTTGACTGCCCCGTGGGTAGACATTTTCTTCTGCACCATGTTTGTGCTCCTTTCTACTGGCTACTCTTCCAGCGTTTCCTTCAGATACTCATACAGCTCACCGGTGGTGTACCGATCCCGCCCTTCTTCCTTGAGCTTCGCTGTGAACTCCTGCATCTTCATAGCTACTTGCAACACCTTAGCCGCCCCGATCGCTTCCGGATGGACATTACCCTTATGGTCAACCCGTCCCATCACCCAGGAGACTGCCCTGGTAAGATAGATCCAGGAGTTTCCCTCTTCCGGCTCATTCCACTTGTTTTTGGTATTCTCTATGTAGTCCTTGCGGTTCAGGCGTTTCTTGACCGACGGGATTACGCCTTTCTCTCTCAGTTCCTTCCGGATCTGTTTCATCTCTTCCTTTTCCCGCTTGGTCATTGGCTTGTATTTCTTCTTTGCCATTGTCTCTCCTTCCTTTTGCCCTTAGAAATCTATTCATCCCACAGTTCCCTCTCTGCCTGGTCGTCCATCAGCTTCTGCATAGCTGCCAGATGGATGTCCAGCATGGCGTCCTTCACGTCGTCTAGGCTTCTGCCCTGTTTCAGAGCCATCTCGCCCGCCAGGATCTGTATGATCCCGCAGGTGGTAGCAAGGTCTTCCAGGAGGATCACTTCGCCCTCGGCATCTATGCCGATCTTGCCGTTCTTCGCCCGAATCGTAACACGAAAATCATTCACTTCCCGCCGCCTCCTGTCTCTCGATCATCTTCTTCAGTGCCTCGATCAGGTTGCTGCACTGTTCATAATTCAGCCACTCGACCCTCTCCACCTTGAACATCCGGCGGATAAACCCGGAGAGCCGCTTCGGGTTGTCGTCCCAGCCCAGTTCCTTGGTCAGCATGTAGATCTTGCGTCTCTGGTTGTCCGTTGCGTTTCCGGTCATGCCGACTGGCCTCTTCCTCTTCCCGGATGCTGACTCCTTCATCTGTCCCAGGACATAAGCCACACGCCTGCGTTCCGGTTCTGTCAGCTCCTTCAGGGAATCCTTGCCGGTCTGTGCCTGCACGACCAGGTGAAGCTCTTCGCTTCCCAGCTGAAGCTCCGGGGACTTTGCGATCCCCCACAGGGTCCGGATGGTCACTTTATGCTTCGGGATCCTCTTTCCTGCCATGTTATCTCCTTCCTGCGAATCGTCTTCTGCTTTCCTGTTCGGAAATGAAATCCGGAACGCTGATCTCGCCTGTGGTGGCGGCTCCTTCGTCGATGTGGCTGGTGGCAAGCTGCACATGGCAGCCGCCGTCTTCCATCCTCGCCATTGTCTTGTAGAACGCTCTCACGATCGCTGACGCCTGCACGCCTGCGTTCTTTCCTCTGATGCTGATTGTAATATTCTCCATGATTTTCCCTTCCTATCTCAGTAAGTCTGACAGATCCATTCCCAGGATTGACTCATCCAAGTAGTCGTAAATCCCGTCCAGGAACTCCTCATCATCGATTCCTGCTTCCTCCAGCTGTTCACAGAGGTCATTTTCCTCACATCTCATTCCGGTGTCTGTTCTCTTCCAGGTCTTGGAGACCGTTGTTCCCAGGAGACTCAGGCTCTCTGTATATCCGTTTTCGGTTGCTTCAATCTTATAGGTTAATCTCTTCATTCTTCCATCCTCCTTACAGCATCATCATGCCAGATGCTTCCCTGACGATCTCCAGTGTCACCTTGGTCTCCCCTTTTTCCTTCAGAACGCGGAGCACGTTGTTCAGCGTTCTGTCCAGAAGACGGAAGCAGCTGTTTCTGGACTGGAATGCCCGGTTTGCCAGCTCCGCTGCTGCTTCCTCTGCGAGATCCCATCCTTCCAGATATCTTCCCAGCTCCGCTGCATCAAGTCCATGTAATTTGTAGTAGAAGTCCACCCGGTTGGCGAAACGTGCCAGCGCAGTCTTTAGATCCGTTTCAAGCTTCGGTTCCCCGGCGATCACCAGCCCCACCTCTGCCTGGTCAAAGATCCCGCGCAGGATCTCCATCTTGGCGGTGGTGTACTTGTTCATCAGCTTGTCCGCTTCATCGATGATCAGCAGGTATCCGCTGTTGACGTTCAAGAACTCCCTGATCCGGCTCACTCTCTTGTGGATGGTGCCTCCGGATGCCTTCGCCATGCCAAGGCATCCCTCGATCTCTTCTACCAGGTCCCGGCTTCCCATTGTGTCATCACACTCCAGGTACGCCACTCTCGGAAGCTTGGCGTATTTCTTCAGAGCATATGTCTTGCCGTATCCGGACTTCCCGACCACGATGCCCAGCCCCATGTTCTCCTGGCAGCTCTGGCACACTGCCATCACGTTCAGATAATCGCTGGATGCGAAGTATGCCACCTTCTCCGGGATGCTTTCTTCTGCCTCCTGCAGCTCTGCTTCTTCCTCTTCCATCTGCCCTTCTTTCGGCTCCCCGACTTCCTGAAGCCATCCTTCCAGTGCGGTCTCTATCGTAGCTGGATCGCTCTTATACTTTCCAGCCAGGTACTGGCTGACCATAGAACGGCTGCATCCGATCTGTAGTGCAAGCTCTGCCTTGTTACAGCGAAGCTCCTTCAATCTCCTGGTCACTCTCAACGCAAGCTCTGACGGCTGCTGATCTGTAACCACTCCGCCTCCTAAACTTCTCATTTCTGCCATATGTAACGCTCCTTTCTTGTTTCAATCCCTATTTTTGACATTTATGTTGATCAGTATCTCCCATCCCGTAACAGTTCCAGAAACAGGACGGGCGATAATACTGCCGCGGCCATGATGTACATGGCCAGTACCGTGATCCAGATCACAGCCCAGATGACCTGAACGGTCCATCCCATGATTTTCTCCACATCACGCGCCCCCCATCTTCTGGAGCCTTTCCAGGGCTTTCTTTGCCTGTGAGTTCATGTACTCACACTCGTTTGGTTTCCTGAACTCCTTGTTTTTCCGGTAAGTTTCATCTGTCGGCATTGCCACCACTTTGCTCTTCTTACCGTCTTTTCCGATCGTCAGCTTCACACCGCCGACCACGCCCTTGTGGGCTGCATCCTCATCCCCGTCAAAGGGCCGGTTTGCTTCTTCCAGTTCTTCCCGGACAGCTCTCAGCTGCCGCCTCTGCATCTTCCTATGTTCCTGCAGTGTCTCGTCCGATACCTTGCCGAACTGGATCAGCTCCTGGCACTGTGCCTGACAGATGAGTCCGCCCTTGTTATTGATACAGTAGATGCTGGTCACATCATACGGGTCCACCTTGATGTGGATCTTCTGGTTGATGTATGGAAGCAATTCATCATCCATGTAGTAGTACCCGAACCGTTTGATGCCGACATTGTTCACCAGTGCTTCCTCTGACTTCATGAGAGCCATGACTGCGAAGCTTCTCGGCGGTGCTGCCTTGATGTAGCGTTCTTCGTTCTCAAAGACCTCCAGTGGCTTCTTGAACTCTTCCCCAGCGTTCCTCAGTCCCCTGTGCGTCCTGTTGATGTACTTCTCCTTGTACTTCTTCCACTCCTCGTAAAACTCTTCCATGGTAAGGAGCTTTCCCTGCTCCGCCATCTTTTTGATCTCCTTCGGGACCTTGGCATCCGTTTTAGATCCCGTCAGCGTTCCGGTATAGCTCGCGAATTTCTTGGAGAACTTCTCGATCGCCGTACCGAAACTCCTCTCGATCTGTCCCTTTGTCCAGGGCTCATAAGGCATGGAGATGTGTTCATCCTCGATGCCCATATCGTGGTAGAACCCTCTTGTGGGCCGGTCAAACTCCATATCGAAGAACCTATCCTTTGCCGCCTGGTTGTGCCGGTCCTTACGGTCAATGCCCATCAGCTGCCTTGATGTGTAATCCTTACCGTTATCTATGTAGAGATAACGCGGCACCTGTCCCGGAAGGTCCACATAGATCAGCTTGATCAGGCTCTCCTTCAGGATCTGGCTGTCCGCATCCTTACAGATAAGGTCTCCAAAGATCATGCGGCTCCTGGTGTCGATCCAGCAGACCAGCTTCGGCCGGATCGGGAACTCCTTCCCGTTCTTCGCCTTGTACATCACCCACAGGTCAAAGGTATGTTCGTCACCCTGAAGCATTTCAAGAACCTGCAGGCTCTTGGTATCCCTTGCCCGCTTGACCATGTTTTCATTCTTCCACTTCCGGATACCCTTCTGCTGGTACTCGAATGCGCTCCTCAGTTTCTCATCATCCATCAGGTATGAGATGTACCGGACCACTGTCTGGTAGGAAGGAAGCTTCTTCCACCCCTTATTGACTGCGATCTCTTCCAGGACTTCGTACAGATCCTGTCTGGTCCTCCGGTTGACTGCAAAGTCCTCATTGAACCAGATGTTCTTGATCGCCTGCTTCATGTCTGCCGGTATGGACGGGAACAGTCCGCAGCTCTTCGGCTTCCGGCACAGTGCCAGTACCATCAGGTGATCATAGCTGCAGCCGTCTTCCTTACTGAGCTTCGCCGCCCAGGCTTCTGCCTGCTGGTAGTCCTTGACCATCCGCCGGAACGTCCTGCCGCTCTTGCCAAGATTCTCCTGGGCGTACTGTTCGGTGAATGTGGTCAGGTCTCTGCTGTGCGACTCCGATTCCTTCAGGAACCTCCGGATCACATTCCCCAGCTCTGTAGCCTTGTAGTATTCTGTCTTGTACTGATGTTCAAACCATTCATAGTCTGCATTGACGTACCAGGGATCCTGTCCCTTTGTCTCCTCTTCCGGAAGATCTGCTGCCGTCTCTGCCATCTCTTTCAGCTTCTCACGCTCCTTCCACCTGTTCTGTCCCAGCTTTGACAGGCTGTTCACTGCCACCAGTGTCATCTCCTTGCCTCCGCTGTCTCTTGTCTCCGCTTTTGTATCATAAGAAGAAGTGTTTCTTCTTATCCTTTGTACTAACGTGTTATACTTTATCCCCTCAAGCTCTGCAGCTTCTTCCAGGGATACATATGCCAGTCCTGCCATCTATCTCCCTCCTACGCTGCAAATTTGGCTATATCAATATCCAGTATGGCACCGATCCGGCAGAGGTACTTGTCCCCAGTCCTGGTGCCCGTTATGATCTTCGTGATGTACTGCTTCGTCACACCAAGCTGCTCCGCCAGCTCCACCTGTGTCATGTCTTTGTCAATCAGCTTTTTCTTGATCTCTTTCCCGAGAGGGGTCAGCGTCATTCTTCCGCCCGCCATCTTCTCACTTCCTTTAATTTATATTTCTCCTGTGGTATACTTAATAAAAAATCAAAAGGAGGTTTCCTATGTATAAATTCAACCAACATATGTCGTCTTATGAGGTTCCGTTAAAGCAGGATCTCCCATGTTTGAAGTACGATGTTTCATGTTATTGTGAACTGTTGCTCTCTGTACTTCCGTGTTCACTCCCCGACTATCTGAGTACATTCGAAAAATGTCTGCGTCGTCTCGCCAGGCAAAAGAAGTCTTTAAAGCCTACTTCGTTCCCGACTGAATATCGGGTTTATATCATTGATTACCGCCTGAACATTCTCTTTGCTTCTCTTGATCCGGATGGAAGGATTGCAACAAGCTTTTCAAAGTACCCGTGCAATTCGAAAACCATGGAGGATTATTACTATGGAGACGGGGAATTTATTGGAGGCAGTATGCTCCCCGGCGACCCCTATGACAACACTTCCATGATTAACTTCTCATCGAAATATGGTTTTCTTCCGGTCGAAGAGTTATCCATGGCTTCTGCTCTGGTCTTCGTAGGAGACCATATAGACGAACGCCGCTGTCTGTCTCAGTTTCAAACTCAGGTCCTGATGCAACGCTATCGTTCCAAAAACTTTGTTGACTGGAAAGAAATCGTCAAGCAGGTCAGTAATGACTTCAGGTGGTTGAAGTAGTCTTTTTGCACTTTGTCCAGGCCTTGTATGGATCTCGGTCTTTGCAAGGCTTGTAATTAGGTAAATATGCTTTTTTGCTACCCGCTTTTTTGTTGTTTTTATTTCTCTTTTTCATTCTTTACCGCCTTTCTCACCGCATCTGTCCTGTCCATATAGATGCGGTTCTGTGTTGCCTTCTCGGCTTTCCTGACAGCGCCCAGAAGCTGCTCCAGCGACTTCAGCGCCCTTGCATTTTCTTCTCTCCATTTGCAAACCGGTTCGAGTTCAGCGACAGTATCCTTTGCTTTTCTTCGTTCCTGGCGGACTCTCTTCAGTTCCCTGGATATTCGCGCCATATCGTGGTAGGTATCATCGTGTAGTTCCAACCTGTGAAGCAGATCCTGTGTTTCGTTATCCGCGTCGGACTGTCTACTCCTTGCTACCTCATACTCCATCGTTGACTCTCTCATGAAGTCCAGGAAGCAGGATATGTATTCACTCTTTTTCAACGCTGTTCCCTCCTACTCTCTGGCCAGCTTCCGAAGCTTCGGCTTCCCGCCGATCTTCTTCAGCGATGTTCTGCTGACTACTTCCAGGAACTCCTGTGTGTTCTTCACCACCAGCCAGTTCTCCGGTGTAAGTCCATGAGATCTCATCAGCTTCTTCTGCTGAAGCGTTGGTCTTTTTCCATTTTTCAT